TTTAATAGTTGGCGTTAATTCAGATGATTGGCTTACCCGTAAAAAAGGTAGGCCTTTCATGCATATAACTGAAAGAACTACTTTGATAGAAAATCTAAAGATGGTCGATCACGTTATTTTATTCAATGATGATGATAATACTGCTATCGAAGCAATAAAAAACGTCAAAGCATTGTATCCACATGAAACCGTGGTCTTTGCCAACGGCGGTGATCGCACCAAAGAGAACATTCCTGAAATGGTGTTTGAAGATGTAGAATTTGTGTTTGGTGTCGGTGGCGAAAATAAAGCTAACAGCAGTAGTTGGATTTTAGAAGAATGGAAAAGCCCTAAAACATCACGTGCTTGGGGATATTATCGTGTGTTACACGAAGTAGGAAATCATGTCAAACTTAAAGAACTCACGGTAACTCCTAAAACATGCCTGAGTATGCAACGGCACGAAAAACGTGCAGAGTTCTGGTTTGTGGCCGAAGGTGAGGCCACGGTGTATACAGTTGACCCACACTCAACTGATCGTGACTTAATGGCTAGCCCAGCACGGCATCAAGCAACTTGGATCAAGTTGAATGAGTGGCATCAACTGTGTAACGAAACTGATCAGCCGCTGAAGTTGATTGAAATTCAATACGGCGACAATTGTGTAGAAGAGGACATAGAAAGAAAATGAGCAAATGGATTTTTCTAAGTAAGAATGGGGAAGATTCTTATATTAATATGTTTGCAGCCGGATGCTGCGACACTGTAGTCAGTGAAGAATTTTTTGATTACAACAACAGTAGTGATCCTATAGTGCTACGTGGAATTCTCAAACATAAAATAATGAAACGGTGCTGGCAAGATAACAGAACATTTTATTATATAGATACTGGATACTTTGGTAATGAAAGAACTGTGTCAAATCCGCAAGGGTGGAAATACTGGCACAGAATTGTTAAAAATGATATTCAGCACAATAAAATAATACCTCGACCCGATGACCGTTTAAAAAAATTTAACAAAGAATTTTATCCTTGGAAAAAAGACGGTCGTAAAATATTAGTTGCAAAACCAGATGAAAAACCTTGTAAATTTTACGGCATTGAATTAAACAAATGGGTTGAAGACACAGTAGAAACTCTTAAAAAATATACTGATCGTCCTATTGAAATTAGAGAGCGGGCACCTAAAAGACAAGACAGAACATCAACTGATACATTACAACGGGCCCTTGATAACGATGTATTCGCATTAGTCACATTCAACAGTGTAGCAGCTATTGAAAGCATATTTCACGGAATACCAGCATTTACATTAGCGCCTACAAATGCAGCTAGCCCTGTAGCGTTACAAGATTTGAGTCAGATTGAAAATCCATATTATGCTGATCAAGATAAATTACATGCGTGGGCGTGCCATTTAACCTATGGACAATTTCATGTTAGTGAATTACGAGATGGATCTGCAAAGAAAAAATTGAAAGATTGGTATGATTGAAAACAACGAAGAGCCGCTGGTAAAGCCTATTAAAGTATTTGTAGGTTATGATTCTAGGGAAGATATTGCATACAAAGTTTGTGAATTTAGTATTAACGCAAGATCACATAATGTTGAAGTAATACCGTTAATTAGAGATAAGTTAATTAACGACGGCAAGTATGACAGACCTAAAGACACACTGGCATCTACTGAATTCACATTTACACGATTTTTAGTTCCCGAATTAATGAACTTTGATGGATGGGCTGTGTTCTGTGACTGTGATACATTGTGGACTGCGGGTGTTGAAGATATTATAGCTCACGCCGATGATCAATATGCTGTCATGGTGGTAAAACATGATTATACTCCAACTAACGAAACCAAAATGGATGGTAAACACCAATACATATATCCTAGAAAAAATTGGAGTAGTGTAATACTATGGAATTGCAGTCATCCTAGCAATGCACAACTAACACAGCAAGTTATTAATACAGAAACTGGACAGTTTCTACATAGGTTTGAATGGCTTAAAGATGAAGAAATTGGCGAATTAACACCAGCATATAATTGGCTTGTGGGCTGGTATAAAGAAACTCCCGAATTAAACAACCCTAAAATTATACACTACACGGAAGGCGGCCCGTGGTTTGATAATTATATAAACTGTGAATACGGAGCCAATTGGGAACGAGAAAAAAACAAATATCTCGAAACATTGAAGCCATCTCAACCTGAACCTGTAAAAAATCCATTTGATAATTTGCCGCAACAGATAACAAGTTTGTTTATTAATATTTTAAATTACAGAGTAGATCCAGCAGGTGATTGGTATGGCGAAACTTATGAAAAAATTATTAAGGAATTAAAAATGTTAGATAATGGCAATGTATTTGCGGCCGATGGTGGCCGCGATCCTAACGATCCTAAAGGTCATGTTTACGATCCATACATGAAATCGTTTATCACGGGCAGTGGTGGACAGATAACCATCTATGATAAAATAGAATCTTCTATGACTCCTGTGGTATTTAGAGGCATTACTAAAAGCAAATATATGCGAGCATGTGAAGCAAAAAGCCGAGATTATTACTACATTGATACTGGATATTTTGGCAATACAAGAAAGAAATTTTATCATAGAATTACAAAAAATGCTATGCAAAATATAGGACCAGTTATTGAACGTCCAGCTGACCGGTTAACATTAACTGGTTGGCAAAAACGTAAATTCCGCCCAGGCCGCAACATTTTAATTTGTCCACCCAGTGCCAAGGCCATGGAAAACTTTGGTATTAATCTTAAAGAATGGATTGAAAATACTATAATGACCATCAAATCTAACACGGATCGACCTATTGTCATTAGAGAAAAACTTGGACGCCGCAGTCGCAGTTCAACAGATACCATGGAGATGGCTTTAGACAGAGATGTGCATTGTCTTGTAACGTATAATAGCATTGCAGCCACTGAAGCAGTATTATTAGGTAAACCGGCATTTACTCTTGGACCTAATGCTGCTCACAGTGTTAGCTCTAACGACTTAACGCAGATAGATACACCTTACTATCCAACAATGGATGAAGTAGTAGCATGGGCTGCTCATCTAGCTTATAGTCAATTCTCTGAAGCTGAAATGATGAACGGCACAGCGTGGAGAATTTTAAACGATCATGCATGATGTTGTAGTCTATTTAAGTTCGATACATAAACAAACTCCTGGACGAAAGATAGACACGCTTAGAGCGTTTGCAGAAGGTGCAAAAAAATGCGGAGCCAATGTTCATATAGAAAGTCAACACGTTTTTCGACCAGCTAAACTAGCTGTAATATTAGGTTGGCCCAGTCCTATACAAACAACACACAATATCAAACTTCGAGCTGAAATTGTAGCAAAACAACGCCAAACTGGCAATCATGTAATGTCTGTTGATGCAAATTGTTTTAAGTTTCAAGATCAAGATAATTTATATCTAAGATATAGTCTCAACGATGTTCAATACGACAAAGGTGAATATGCCAATAAAAATTCAACTAGTCAACGATGGGATCAGTTATCGAATGATTTAAAAATTTCCATAAACGAATGGAAAACCAGCGGAGAATATATTTTATTTTTAATTCAGCGCGACGGCGGCTGGGGTATGAAAGGTCTCAGTCCAATTGAATGGGCTAGAGATAAAATTAAACAAGTCAAAAAATATACTAATTTGCCTATTGTATTACGTCCACATCCTGGGAGGATATCTGATTTAAAACCGCTACTTGGTCATAATATTTCTATCAGTGATAGTATAAAAAAACCACTGATGGAAGATTTAAAACAAGCTCGATCTTCATTGGTGTTTAACAGTAGCAGTGGAGTAGCCAGTATTCTTAGTGGTGTTCCATTATGGGTAGATGACAGCAGTAGCGTCTGTTGGGACGTTGCTAATAAAAGCATTACAAATATAAATGTCCCAATGTTATTTGACAGAACACAGTGGGCTTATGATTTGGCTGCTTGCCATTGGACCGATGACGAGAGTCGCCAAGGCCTTGTTTATAAGAAATTCTTACCTTATCTAACTTAATTATTTTTATTGCATCCATTTCATAATCCAATCTTTTTTAACTTGTCCTACAACCTTATATCCCCAACGCTCTAACATTCTTACTGACGGAAGTTCGGCAATAGCATCTTTGTATTCGTGTTTTTGTTGTTCAATTGCAATTATAGGTTTATTTCGCAAAATGGTCTGTTCGGCACCAGCAAGTATTTCTTCTTCAAATCCTTCAACATCAATTTTAATCATATCAATGTTGTCAAAGTTAAAACTATCAAGTGTCTTTAACGGAATAGTGCCTCGCCCAATAGAACTAGTATCAATATGACTGTGACCAGTGTTACCTTCAACAATATTCATGTTGATAAAACTTTCTTCACGACCTAGCGCACACGGATGCATAATGTAATTAGATTTCTTAACATTACGTTCAAAACATTTACGAAATTCTTCTACAGGTTCAAATGCAATTACCTGATCAAAATGTTCTACAAGCTCACAACTCCATAATCCGACATTGGCACCTATGTCTATACAAATTCTTCGTGGTGAAGACTCGGTAATCGCTAATTCTCTAGCCCGCCATTGGTATCTTAACACGCCGTCATTTTTTAAACTTTTGTCTAGCATCCGTGGAAAGTGTGTGTCATAATCTGGAAACCAGAATCCGTGAACTTGTTTCATATAATATTGTTCCAATACTGCTCTGTTCGTTTTACTCTAAGATCTTGTTGCTTACTATGACCATAATCTTTTCTATCGCCTTTGAGATGGTCAAGATAGGCGCCCCATTCACAGTTAATCAAAGGATGGCCTTCACCCGTGATCAAATGACTGCTCCAGTCAAGTTCGTTCAATCTGTGATTTTTACGAACTGCATCAAATACAAAACTATCATGCC